GTTGTGTTATCAGGATATGAAGCCATTATACCTGGTAAATAAACATTATAGTATTCTTGCTCTTGCTGTTTAACAACTATTTTATAAGAATACCAACCAAGAGGATTATAACCATTATTACTAGGATCACCATTATACACACCTGGCCATAAAGTAACAGGATTTGGTTTTTGTGGACCAATTGGATTGTTAAATAACATTTTTATAGAGTTACCAGGCCAAGAACCTTGAATCGCTGCTTCACCGAAATAAGCCGAGTATATTGTATCTCCAATAAAACTAGAGTTACCAAGTGTAGAAAGAGTTGTATTATTAGATAGTATCACAGAAGATTGTCTTCCATATCTATCTGAAAAAATAACACCAACTTGATAATTTCTATTTTGTTTTACAGAGCTATTTGGATATTCAACTTTACTAGTTGTTTGTTCATCTGGAGAAGGTGTAAAAGTTAATGTAGTCCCACTAGCTACAGTTACATTTCCATTTAACTTTATTTGAGTAGAAGACACAAGTGTTACTACTCTTTCAGAAGTTATTCCTGTGCCTGTAACAAAATCACCTATAGATACACCAGCTGTATCACCACTTGCGAAAAAAAGAACGTCACCATCAGTAGTAGCAGCGTTTGTTGTGGCGGTTGCTATCGATAAATCAAATGGAAACTTATCACTTACAGCCACATTATAATCTATAGCCGCAGGAGGAGTGTGTTTAGTTTGATAATTACCATATATAATTCTATTGCTTGATATTTCTTGAGCCAATGCTCTTACAGGTATTTTATCATATGTCCTTGTTAACTCCTCACTAGGTAAAGTTTTAATAGGTTTTTTAGATATGTAATCGTAAGTATAAAAATCTGCATCACCACCTTGAGAAGAAATGTCTGATATTTTTATAGTATCTATTACTTTAACCGCAACCCCATCAGATTCTTTATACAATATATCCATTTCTTTTATTTTCAAAGAATCTTTTAAATCACCTTTACTAAAAGGAAGTGGTATATATAGTTTTATATCATCTACTTTATTTTCCATAAATGAAACAACTGTACTTCTGTATGTTGATGATTGATCAGTTACTTCATAGTTTGTGTTAGCGTCTTTTATATACATAAAGTAACCATCTTGCTTTGGTATAAAAGCAATTTGAGTAAATGGAGCAAACAAAGAATATTCATTATCTTCAAACCTAAACCTATAACTAAATCTTACAAACCTATCTTCAAGATAATCTGGATCACCAGCAAAAGTGTTATCATAATAAGGATTAGGTTCAAAAACCAATTCAGTATCATCATCCATAGCTGGTAAATTCCCACTAGCTGTTAACAAAGTACCAGCGGGGTTTACAAGTGAAACTGTTGTACCAGTGCTAGTCATAACACCGTTATTGATATAAGATATAGGTTGACCAACCACTGGAAAATTAGCGTTTAAATTATCTATTGCAACTTGAGTTGTACTACCTGGAAAACCACCAGCGTCGTTAACTAAAGCTGTACCACCTGTTGGAAGAAACTTGCTAGTTACATCTTTCATTGTAGTTTCATACTCACCAGCAGAAGAACTTTCTTGATAAAGTTGTATTGATCTATAAGGATTATATTTTGATACTGATATTTGATCTTCTGTTTCGTAATGACTTGATCCTACAGATATAGCTGTTTGTACATTTATTTTTCTAGGTTGATTTCTATTGTCTGTCCAAAATAATAAATCTTCTAATAGGTTAACAGCTGTTATTTGATGTGTTTTAGAAAAATTTAAAAAAGCACCTTTTACAAGTATAAGAGAAGAATTTGTAAAAGCATCGTATCTTATTATAAAGTTTTCAGCAGTTGTGCTATATGTTAACCTTGAAGGATTTGGATCTGTATAGTCAGTTAAAAACAAATAAACACAATTATTTGTTTCATCTGCTAAACTACCAATACAGAAAAGATTAGGTACGCTAGTAAGTGTTTGTAGCTTAACAACAACTTCATTACCTAAAACGTTTTCAAGAGAACCCACGTTAGGACCTTCAGATCTACTAACTTGAACATTTCTCGCATCTCTATATTCGCCATTTGGTACTAATCTAGCGTCAAGGTCTTTATTAAGTTTACCTTTTAAAAAGGTGTTTATAATTTTAGGCATTAAATTTTAGTGTTTTATCCATTTAGATTTACCTCTCATAACTTGAGTTATCTCTTCTAACTTAATATTTGATAATCTTATTTTTGCGTTACGCAAAGCCGCGTATCTATCTTTTTTATATCTTTGAACCACACCTTCTGATACATTAGCTCTTGTAGATAATATGTTATATGATATACTTTTATACATAGCTTCTTCAGCCATTTTAGGAACCTTAGTGTCTAAATCATAAGCAAGACCATCTGATATATATTCAAATACAATTAATCTACCTGCTAAATTACTAGAAAAACTAAATTTACCTTCTCTTTCATTTATACCAAACCAACCATTTACTTGTGATCTTTGTGGATCAAGACCGTATAATCTACCCCAGTTCCACGGTCCATTTAAACTATATAAATCTTGATTAGCAAAACCAAAATATTCAAAATCTGAATACCAACTAGAATTTAATAATCTAGTGTTATTGCTTTTCCATCTTGATTCTGTTATCGATGTTCCTTCTAAATCTTCACCAAAGTTATCTTGTGTTGGTACTCCTGTTCCATCTTGTAATAAACTAGAATATGGATCAATAGTTAAATTATTGGCTGGATATATAGGTCTTTTAACACCCAGCTCGTCTATCCAAGACAAGCTAACATAGTTAACATAATCTTGAGGTATAATTAAAGATAAACTACTAGGTATTGTTAATTCTTGAGATCTAATACTTTTTAACGTGTCATAACTAAATTCTTGTAGTGATCTTTTAGCAAAGAAAACAACATCAGATTTTTTACATGTTTGAATTAATTTACCGTCACCAACATAACCAACCATGTAGTTATTTACTATATCATTTAGTTTTAAATACTGGTAGCCACCGTAGTTATCTTCTACAGCTTGACCATAAGCTTTTTCAGCAGCAGTATTTCCATACTTACCACCGTCTAATATTTTAAGTTGTACTACTATAAAAACATTTGCGCCAGGATTACCTGTTATAGTTATTATGTTATTAACTACTGTATAAGCAGCTGTATACTCTGTAAAAGTACCTGGTAAACCAGTAGCGCTTGTATATATTTTAAAATTATTTTTAGCATAATTTTCATTAGTAGGATCATAGTTACCAAAAACTAAATCAGTATTAAAAGTAGTAGCAAATGTTTGATTAGCTGTATTACCTGCATCTCCTCTAAAGCCTTGTGAACCTTGATAATATTGCGCGTTAGTTTCTGTTATTTGTGACATTATGATTTTTCGTTTTGTTCAACCTTAGCAGCATCTTGCATTGCTACTTGTATTACTTCAGGATCTCTTACAATTACACCAGCGTATTTTAAAATACCTATTATTAAATTAGTTTGCTCTGATATATCTAATTGAAAATCTGTTGAAGTTCCAGAGTTATAAATGTATTGTCCAAGTGTTCCAATAGTAAAAGCCCAGTTAGGATTTGTTGGGTTTACCACACAGTTAGCTTTTACTACATCTGGTTTAGGTGATATTTTTAATAACACTTGTGGAGATGATCCTGCTGTTACTACAGCATTAGTTATATAAGCTAAAGGATATTGATTAGTAGGACTAGTTAGTTTTGATTTACTGACTTCAGTATATTCTTTTTTACTAGATACTTGAGTTACGGAGTCGTATTGAGGATTTGTTGTGTTGTAAGTAGATATTATTTCACCTATTCTATATAATGGTCTTGAACCACCATATATCCAACCTGTATTAGCTACATTATAGGTAAAACTAGTTTCTTCTTCAAATGGATACAGCTTATAAGCATTGTCTTTAAACATGTTAAAAAACTCTGTATCGTTTTGTGTATTGTTTTGATTTTGACGATTTAATTGATTGCCGTCAGGAAAATAAGATTCAAATATTTCTTGTTGTACCTGTACTGCTAAACTATTAAATTCAGCTGGTGGAATATAACCTCTTTGTTCTTTGTTTAAAATGTACAAGACTGTTGTGTATACTGTATTTATATTTACCGCCATTATATTTTTTTATTATAACACAGAGGTGACTTTCGCCACCTCTATATTATTATCACTTGTTAATTAAGTTTTTTATCTATAGATTTATAGATTTCTACACCTTCATCTGTTTTTAAGAAAGCAGCAAAGGCTGAATATGGATTTTCATCAAATGGAACATTCATAAGTTTTCTACCGTTTGATCCCCATGTAAATGTTCTTTGATCTTGAGATAATAGAATAATACCTTCTTCACTAGCTCTAATCGCTATATTTCTAAGCATTACATTTTCATCTTTTGCTAAGTCCATAAATAGTTTTGGATCTTGTTTAGCAAATAATAATATATCTCTTTTTAATTCTTTAGAACTCATAGTATTAACCTCAGAGCCTTTTTCAACTCTTAAAATAGCTTCTGCTTGGTCAATATCTATGCTTCTTGCAGCGTTTAACGCTTCTATCTCCATTTCTAAATCAACTAATTCATCTTGCGCTACAGCAACTGGTTTAAATTCATAGTATATCTTGTTTTTCAACGGATGATATAAACTTAATAGTTTTTGTAATGCAATGTTTTTAGCAGGTACTCTTAACTCACCATCTTGAAATCTAATGTGACCAAGAGTTACTTCACCTTTTTGTTCATCTACAAATGGACTACTCATATTTGTAGCATATCTTAATTCTCTTTGACTTTGAGTTTCAGAATCAAAATACAATAATGAGTGTTTTCTAGTATGTTTACCTGGTATAGTAAGTGTTAACGGTGACTTGTTACCTACTAAAAAGTAAATTCTATCTTTAACTTCCCAACCTTGTTTTTTAACTGGTTGTTCTTTTACTTGTGGTTTTTCTACCACTGCTACTGTTTCTTCAACAACAGCTTTTTCTTTTTTTGCCATAATATAATATAATTAAATAGTTTAAAAAAATAATTACCCCTGCCCGAAGACAGGGATAGTTATTATATTTGAATCATTAGATTCCTTTGAATAATACAAAGTTGTTAGCAGCTTGAGTTACTAAACATCTTTCAGATAGGAAGTTAATTTCCATAGCATCAAGAGTTGATGTAAACGCACCACCAGCAGAACCAGTTACCCAAGACTTCATTCTTCTGTCATCAGCTTGAGAAGCTCTATAACGAACGTGTAAGAAAGGTCTTCTGATATTAGTTCCTAAGATTTGATCGTAAACAGTAGATGTTCCAGCAGGTACTAATACACCTTCGATTGAATTGATACCGTTAATCGCACCTCTTGTAGAAGCATCGTTTAAGTATTTCCAATCAGTTTTGTAAAAGTCATAAGAACCTCTTCTGAATCCAGAGAAACCTAAGTTAAGTGCCATTTCTTCTGAGTTTTCAAATAAACCAAAAGCAACACCACCATTAAATCCTGCAGATATACCAGCTAGCATATCATCAAAATCTAAAGCTGTTTGTCTTTGTAAGAAAAGCATGTTTTCTTCAATAGCACCTTGAGTATCTAGGTTTTTAAGGATAGCATCAAAATCAGTGATACCAGCAGCAGCAGTAAATCCTACTTCTACGTTACCTCTTGCTGAAATAGCAGCAAATAAACCTTCAGTACCTGGTAATTTCAAGTTTCCGTAATCCCCAGCAGCGTGAGCATTCTTTTCACCTTCAACACATACCATTTCTAGGTAGTCCTCGAATCTTAATCTAGTTTCAGATTCAGCTTTTAAATACCATAAGTATCCAGAAGCACCATCTTCAGTAGCAACTTCAACCCATCCGATTTGAGCCATATCAGAACCATTAACGATGTATTGGTCTCTAATAATAACTGGAGAGTTGTTGTATTGAGTAAATGCAGGCTCAACACTAATTCTTACAGAATCAGCACCAGTACCAGCAGTACTTCTACCTTTGCTATATGCAGAACCGTAAACAAATACTTTTAATCCAGTAGCTGTAAAACCTTGAGCGATCAAAGTAGTTACAGGATCAAAACATTGTACTACAACATTACCACCAGGACCTGGTGTAGTTGCTAATACGATACATTTAGCTTCTTTTCCTGTAGCAGGATCTAAAACTACGATTGTATCGTTTACGCTCATTACGTTGTTTGCACCACCCGCAACAGTAAGAGTTGTAGGGTTTGTACCTACAGCACCCGCAGCAGCAGCACCTACGCCGTCATATGCAATATGTAATCTATTTTGTTCTGACCAGATTACTTGATCACTTGTCATTGGCATTTCAGCGCCAACCATTCTTAAAAATCCAGATAATGTTCTATTACCATAACGCTCTACTTCTTGTTCGTAAACCTCTGGTAAATATTGAGCAGCGAAATCTGAAAAGTTGTCTGGAACTGCACCACCACCACCATTGTTAGTAAACTGTAAATAATTACTGTTTAGCAACTCTTGTTTTTGCGATGGTATAATTGATCCAAACTGTGGAGTTAATGTACCCATAATTGTTTAATTTTAATTGTTAAATTTTCGTGTTTTAATTTTAAGTCGCGTAGAATCTGCACCACTAATTGATTTTACTTTCAAGCCACCAACGAAAACTTCACCTGTATTACCTTCTCTTGCTTTCACATTAGAAAGATTTTTAGATTTGTTTACTACATCCTTTACGGCATCGGCTTTACCTTGTTCATAAAAATGATTAGCGATCTTATCTACATTTTCAGCGGCATACATTGCTTTATGATAACCAGCTGGGTCTACCACATTACCATCGCCATCAAGGAACTTCCCTATGAGATTGTTAATATTTGACTGGTTCTCTGCAACTTTATCACGATTTTGTATATTATACTTATACCTCTTTTCTCCAACTTGAAAATCAAAACCTTTGAAATCTTCGCTAAATAATTTTTTAGTTTTAAGTTTAAAATCTTCGTGTAATTGCTCAGCTTGTTCTTGCTGCTTGTTGTAACGGTTGAAAAAGTCCATAGCTTTTTGTTGTTCTTGATTAACACCCGGTCTCATCTTGATCTCGTCGTAATACTTTTGTTTCAAGTCCTCTAAATAGTCTTTGGCTTTCGCAACTTCTTCTTTAAACGCAATTTTCTTTTTGCGTATCTCTCTTTCCTCATCAACTTCTGAATCCCATGCAAAATCTTCTAAAATAAGATTTACATCTTCAGAATCTAAATGAGGTTTATTTTTTCTGTAATATTCTTTTAACAATGCTTTCTCATCTACATTAGAATAGTCAGCGTTTAATCTAACATAATCTTCTACAGTACCTCCAGTTTCTTCCATGAATGAAACTAGTTTTTCTACATTTTCAGGTAATTGCTTACCAAGTACTTTTTCGTCTCTAATAGCTTCTTTAACTTCAGCTTCAACTTCTTTAACTTCAGCTTCAGTTACTTCTTGGATCGGAGAAAACCCTTCAGTAGTCTCGTTGGACTCTTGTACAGGTTCTCCCACCTCTGCGCTATCTCCGGATGGTTCGCCCACAGGTACCTCCTTTGTTTCTCCGATTTGAATGGCATCGTCTTCTTGTTTTACTTCTTCTTTTTTAATTTCAACCTTTGTTATATTAGGTTCTACATCTACTAAAGGCTCTTTTAAATTAACCTTTGTTATTTCTTGTTCTTTGTTACCTAATTGCTTTGGCTTTTTTGGTTTTGACTTTATTTTAAAGTCACCTTCCTGTTTAACAGGTTCATTTGTTTTTACTTCTGACATAATATAATATAATTAAATAATTAATAAAATTAGATAGAAGGCAATAAGCCTGTCATATCTTTTTCTTGAAAATTTATAGGAAGACCATCTGTTTTTCTTTGTTGAATCATTTCACTTTGCTGTGTTCCTTCCATTTTTATTCTATCGTCTTTACGATCTTCTCTTTGTTGTTCTCTTTTATTGATACCTTGCTCTTCTAGTTTTTTAAGCTCCATATCATTTTGATGTTGTTGCATCATTTTTTGTTGATCTAACTGAGCCTGTAGCTGCATACGATCTTTTTCAAATTCACTCTTAGCTTTTTCATATTCTACATTAGCACCAGATATAGCCTGTTGTTTTTGTACTTCTGCCATAGCTGTTTTCTCTGCGGTTTCTGCTTGCGCTGCTGCTTGAGCTTGTATATTAGCTCGTTGGTTAGCTTGATCTTGTTTAGCTTTTTGCTTACGTTTTACTTTTAACATTTGATTAGCTAACTTAAGATTTTTAATTTGTCTTAAATCAATAGCATCTTCAACATCAATATTTTTAGCTTGTAAAGCTATTTGTATATTTGCTTCTAATTGTTGTTTTTCTTCTTCATCTGGTTCTAATTCTAGGAATATACCAAAATCATGTAAATTTAAATTAACAATTTCTTGTAATGTTTTAATATTAAAAGTTGATATAGAGTTTTGTAAAGCAGCTTTTGTAAGCGGAAACTCTAATGCATCAGCTACTTTTAAGCTAATATTTTCTGCTAGTTTAAGAGTTAAAAATAAACTAGATTGTACAATATGTCTTGTAGCTACATTAGATGCGTTAGCGGCTAGTTTCTGTAATCCTACAAGCGTGTTACGATCAGGTAAACTACCATCTCTAGCTTCATTTAACCCTGTCACATCACGTATCATTTGTAAATAGTACTGATATGTACTTATTAATGCTTGTATCTTAGCTTGACCACTACCTGATTGTAATTCTTGTATTGGTACTTTACCAGGATTCATATCACCTTCTTGTGTAAGAGATCTACCAACAATACTACCAGTTTGGAAATACATATTTAATGCTTCTGCTGGATTATAATTTGTACCGTTACCAAGATCAACCTCAGCAAGCCCGTCCATATCTAAATATACACCATCTGGAACTACACGTGATATTACTTGTTGTAGTTTTAAATGAGTTAACTGAATCATATCAGCAAATCCAATACACTTACTAACAATAGATTCTATTCTACCTTTGTAAATTCTAGGTGCGCAAATAGCGTAATTCATTTTTACCTTAGTAGTATCAGCTAACGGTCTAGACATGTTTTCAGCTAGTTCCCATTTTAACATTGTATTAGTTCCTAATACTTTAGCACCACTATATAAAACCTCTATAGATCTTGACACTCTTTCAAAGTTATCGTTTTCTGGTGGATTAAATGTGTCTGGCTTTTCAATAGCTTTCATTAATCCTTGATCTGTTTGCTTTATTTTAAATACTTGGTTGTGATATGTTTTATAATCAAAATATAAAACCTGCACTGTATTAGCATCATAATCACCCCAACCTGTAATATAAGATCTATTACCAGGCATTGCTTGTATTCTTTTTAATTCTTCTTCAGTTATACCTGGAAACTCTTTTTTAAGTTCTGGTATTGTAATAGCTTTTAATTCACCAACGTAGTATATATCTTCAAAGTTTGGATCCTCTGTATAAGAATAAACCATATAAGCTGGATCTACGTAATCTACAGTAATACCTTCAGCTGTATTAAAATTAGTTTTAGCAGCTGCAATACCGCAAACTGTTAAATCCATATTTAATCTACGCTTAATTAAATCATATTTATTTTGAGCAAGTACAGATGATATAGCTTCTTCTTCTGCTATTTCTACACTTTGCTTGTATGATAGTTGCATGTGCAACTCTAATTCTTCTGGTGTTTCTGGTACAACTGTTGTGCTAGGTGTTTGATATAAATCAATACCTAAAGTTTGTTTTAAGTTATCTAAATATTCTTGAGATAACATGTCTTCATAAATTTTTGAAGCATACTCAGTTCTTTTCTTTATAGAACTAGGATCTTGAGCGTAAGCTTTTATATCATAAGTTTTAGAAGATATACCATTTACAACTATATCAACAAATTTAGATAATATAGGTACAGGTTTCCAATCTAAGTTTAAATAAGATAAATCACCATTTATAGCTAATTCATCTTTATACTTTTGTATTGACTGCTCACCTCTAGCATATAATCTTAACTGATGAAAATTATTCCAGTTAGTTAAGTATCTATTACCACTAGTCCTACCTTGTGAAAACCACTCTTGTTCAATAGCTTGAGCAACTTGCGTTCCATACTCTAAACTAGCTTTCTCTGCATCGCTCACTACCTGGCTTGGAAAAGGACTATTAGTATTACTATATATATTCATTTAACTTATAATTTTTGATGTCGTTCCTTTGTTGTTGTATCTTTTTATACCTAAATCAACAGGTTTTATTATTCGTTTAACGTTTGGCGCGTATCTATGTTTATTGCAAGCCATTAAAGCTAAACCTGAACTAATAGAAGCATCATGTGTTGTTCTGTTGTTTATATTAAATTTTGCCCAGTCTTCTAGTGTTCTTTGAAAATACATATCACCATATCCAGTTTCTTTTAAACCAACATAATGTTCTATATATGTTTCAATAGCAGCTGCGTGAGCTTGTTTTATATCTTCACTAGAATTAGGTATTCCACCTATCTCTCTTTCTGTTACAGATAATTTATTTCTTTTTTTATCAGGTCTATTCATTGCGTAACCTCTATAACCTCTACGTTTAAAATAATAAAGTAATCTAGGTTTGTTATTCTCTGCAAGTATTGGCATACCATAAAATACGCAAGCCATAAGTACATCTTCAAAAAATATCTCCGCTGTCTGTGGTCTAGCTATATATTCTAAAAAGAAATGATTAGGTGGAGCATTCTCCATACTAAACTTTGTTAAACCATGTAAAGATCCATTTGATCCTCTTTTATCCACGGTTCCTGATATATCGTAAGGGTCACAACCAAAAGCTCCCATATGTTCATTACCTGGGTAATTTACTCCATTTTTAATATATCTTCTATTTTGAACTTGAATATCAGGTATCCAAGAAATTAAAAATCTACCTTGTCTATTTGGAATAAATATTACTTTGGTATCTTGCTCTCCGTTTTCCCACTGAAAACTACCTTTTGTAATACCTATACTATTTTTTAAATCTTCATTAAAATCTATTTGTTCATAAATTTTACCTAGATTAAACAAAGACTGTTTTGACTCGTCTCTAAAAGCATGTTTAGTTGTACGAGGAAACTGTCTATAAAATTCATTTAAACCATCTTGGTCATCTTTTAAACCTTCTACTTCATTATCCCAATACTCTATAACACCTAATTTTATTTTTCCTCCATCAGGTCCTGTAACGGATTTTTTTGGCGTATCGAATACAGGTAAGCCATAAGAATCAATGTATCCTTCGTAGTTCCATTCCATAGGTATGAACAAACTATATAGTCCTGAGCGAGTCTGTCCATTGCTGTTTCTCTTAGTGACGTCTGAGTCATCATATAATTTTTTAAAGTTTCTACCTCCTTTATCTAACGCGTTTGATGTTGATCCCATCATACACTTACCAATAACTCTACTACCTAACCTGAGGGTGGTTTTCGTAACACGCCAGTTGTTGAGGATGTTGTTCGGCTTCTCCCACTTGCCCGATTCATCATGTACGAGGAGTTTGAGTTTCTCCCCATCGTAGGAGTTGTCACCGGTATTCTTCCAGTCGATGGTCGTGTCAAGTCCCTGTAATTCGTCCGCGGCGGTTTCGTCGGCGGCGGAGGCGGTGAGCTTACGACGGGTGAACTTACTTGCGGGGACACGGTAGGCAAGTTCGGTCTTTGGACGGTCCATTCCGTCCTGGGTCGGTTTGAAAAAGAAGGGATAGTTAACTGATATGGGTACCACCTTATCGGTAAACATCTTCTTGGCA